ATACACTTTACTTTCTTAGGTTCCATCTTTTTCCCTTTCTAATTTTATGACTGATTTAAGTTCGTTTTCTGATAATATTTTAACTATATCATCAACATTTTTAAGATTTGTTTTGTAATGTCTGGCTATTAATTTTCTCTCTTCCCAATTTAATTCTTTATTCTTTTTGATATAATTGATAAAAACTTTCTTCTTTGGTAGTAACGCTTTAAAATAATTATAATGTGTCTCGTTGCTTACGTTATATTTATTAATTTCAGCAACCACAGGTAAAAACACATCAACCATAGACAACCAACGATTCAACATAAACATATCATACTTAGAACTAATATCAGAATTGGAAAAGTTTAATTCTGCTTTCTGATCTGTCATAGCACTCAAAAATTCAAATATAGTTTTCGGTTGATTCATGAAAATCCTGCGCTCTCTTTCTAATTATTTTATCAAGCATATCTGATATTTTATAAACAATGAAACTTTTAAGAGCCATAGGCAACCAAATATTAGTAAAAAAAGATTTACACTTGTACAAAAATATATAAAGATCGCTATCATTTGTACTGGTCTCAACAAACAAATCCATATACTTCTTTTCCCAATCTTTTCTATTCATTATAAACTCACCTCAATAATGTTAGATGTTTTAGGTTTTTATTTAACTCCATTATTCTCTCGCCAAACTTTAATACTTTCTTTTGTAATCGGAAAAGTTAATCCTAATGTTTTATATTTATTAACAAACTTATCTCTCTCTTTTGTCCACTCTTCACTAACATTAGATGCTCCTTCTGATTGATGATAAAGAAGAATATCAGCGACAGCAATATCATAACCAGCCAATAAAAGATCCAAACAAAAAGAAAGATCGTAAAAATGATTGCCTTTAAATGTTTCTGTATCAAAAGTTATTTCAGAATCTCTAATAGCTTTTCCAGAGACAACCATACACAAACCATCAACTCCAACCACATCGTCAAAGAAGCCTATAGAACCCTTAACAAGATGTATACCCTCCATTGGTAGCTTCTTCTTCGATCCCTGTATTAAATGACCTCTAAGAGCCTTATTTGAACCATCAGAAGTGTTCCACCAACAACCACTTTCAATAAGTTCGGAAGTACCTACAAAACCAACCAATGCAATATTAGTCTGTTCAAAAATATTTTCTATCTTCTCTTTAAACAAATTATCCAAAAATCCAACATCGTTATGACAAAATATAAAAAGATCATTTATCCCTATATCTTGTTTTTTAAGTGTGTCGATTGCTTTGTTATATTTTTGAAAGATCGAAAAGTTTGGTTGTTTAGGATCATCAAAAATATTATAAACTGCCAATTCTGATGTTATGTTCTTTAGATTGGCTTCAAAAACATCCTTAAAAGTTTTATCATCTCCTGCAACTCTTGGTACTATTAACTTAAAATTATAATTCATCTTAAATAACTCCCATCAATTCTAAAAGTAAAGCAGACAATTGAATCTCTTTATCTGTTGAGAGATGCGACTGATACTCATATTGCGCTATAAGAATTGTCACCTGAGCTTGATTATCTTTATCTATCTTAGGAATTAAGTTATGATAAAGAAAAGAATAGATACCTTGAATATTATAATTATTGTTTATGATTAGTTCCCTTGCTTTTGTAAACTTTTTGGCAAGTAACAAATCAATTAACTCCGTAGAAACACAATCATAAGATAATACTCCACCATCAACAATTCCTCGCTCCTTAGAAAACTGCTGCAGAACATTAGTAACTTTCCTAAGATCACAGTAATATTTGACAATCAATTTCTGTAAAGTATCAGGATCAAATTCTATCTTTTCTGCCTTGAGAATAGCTTCAAATCCTTTATAAATCTTTGGAATCATTTCATCTTTTATCTTCTGTTCTGTAAAGTTAAAATCAACCAACACACAGCGAGATTGTAAAGGTTCAATAATCTGTGTTAAATAATTAGCAGTGAAAATGAACCTACAGATGTTATGAAATTTTTCTATCACTCCTCTTAAAGCCTTTTGAGAGTTTGGTAATATTCCACATGCTTCATCCAAAATAACAATCTTCTTTTTATCAGAGAACGAAGCACAAGAAGCAAAACCGACAATAGTATCTCTGATTGTATCTATATTTGACTCTAAACTTGCATTGATATAAATACTATCAGCACCAATTTCGGATACAAGACTATGAGCTATTGATGTTTTACCGCTCCCTGGGTTTGCTGAATGGAGAAGTAAGTTAGGAATATCGCCATCTGTTACTAACCTTGTAAAATAACTCTTCATGCTTTTAGGTAGAATCATTTCAGAAATCTTTTGTGGCCTATATCGCTCTGTCCACAAACTATAACTTTTTCTAACATCTGTAGCCATTTCAATTTCCTTCTGTTTGGTTTTCAATGATTACTTCTGGAGCACCACTTGTAAACTCTGCCGACAGAACTTTTTTATTATATTCTTCTTTCATATGTTCTGCAGACTTTTCAACAAGACGATCAACCATTGCTGCTTTCTCTTGTTGTTTTTTAATTTGTTCTATTTGCCATCTCCTAAACTCTTCTTGAGCTTTCTTCTTTTCGTTGGGTGTTTTAACGGGAAGAAAACAATCACAAGCATTAGGAGTACCATCTAACCATACGCCAGTGTACCCCCGACCATAGCAGCGTTTGCACCCACTTTTTCTCCTGCCAACAACACCGCCATTACTTTCTATAACAACTTTAATCTGTTCCCAAAGGCCAAGTTTATCTTTATCTATAACTTGACCAGTAGAAGTATCAATAAACTTATCAACATTTTTAGGAGTCTCATATTTAGCCTTTGTAAGATCGGCTCCTTGTTCCAGATCATCATCAAGATATTGCGGTACAAAATCTACATCAGTGCTCATAGTTCCTCAATTTCTTTAAGGTTATAAATTAATCTCTAATAAAACTTGCAAACAGGTCAACATTTATTTCATTTTCCATATAGCTCGACTTTACAAAACCTTTCTTCTTAACTTCCACAACATAATCTTTCTTTGGAGCGTTAATAAAAAGATCAGCATTAATGGTAAAATCATATTCAACATCTTCTTCAACCATCTTCTCTACTTCAAAACTACGGCTGAATGTTTTGTCAAATGTTTTCTGTTTAGGATTAATATTAATGTTTACAAGCTCAATATTAATCTTTGAACCATTACCATAAATTCTGATACGTTTCTTCTTGTCGGCAGAACTAATAAGAGCACTGGCCTTTACAATAGATTCGAGTTCTTTTACAGCAAGTTTGAATTTAACATCACAGCTTTTCCAACCCAACACAGCCTCATCTCCAACAATACACGCTTCTGGATTTGAAAGAAAATAATCAGACTTTGAGGTATTCTCTTCAATGACAATCTTATTTCCTTCGATTGTCAAGTTAGGGTTTTGAAATAGATCCACAAATTGATAAAACTCTGGAAAATTATAGATAGCAATTTTCTCGGTCTCAAAATTAAAATTCTTCTCTGGTGATGTAATATGAAATTGTACAGAACCATCAGCAGTTTTTTGTAAAGCATCAACCTTTCCATCACATCGCTTAAGAACTACCTGTGAACTAATTTTAGATAGATCCTTAAGCGTTGATAGAAATTGTTTTGAATAATCTATAGGCATGTCAATTCTCCTCAAACGGTTTAAAATTACGTGTTAAAATTATCGAGCTTCCATCATTTTGTGTGCGTATTTATAAGCAAGTTCACAATCACTTTTAATAACATCTTCTTTAAAATTGTCGTGAGGAATCTTAAGTATCGCCTCAAGAGCTATACCAGCAAAATTATCACGAACCGACATCCAATCTTCAAAACTTTCCGACCATACACCATCACAGTCACAATGCTCTTGACACTCTCCACAATCCTCACAAATTTCTGATAGACACTCTTCACAAACATCTCCAACCTCCATTTCCTCTTGTACAGTCCTTGCTTCATCTTGATCTGACATTCTGACCCCTTTGTTTAAGTTTGTTAGTTTCGATATATAAAAGATAGCATTTTATTTTTATGTTGTCAAGTGGAAAGTTTATTTTATTTTAATTAAACACCACAAACACCACCAACACACTGACTCTCTTTTTCTTCAAATATTTTACCTTCTTGTTCCATAGCAATCTGTAAATCTACTCTTTCTAAAGGTTGACCGCTCATACACCCATCAGGATAACAAGTAAAGCCTCTAAGACGTTTAGCATATTTCAATAAAACTTTTGCGTATTCATCTACTGTATTTTCATTATTTTTTTCTGTTCCCCAAGATGGCATATTACACGTAGAAGAAATTGCCATATCTACATAATTTTGAATGTCTGCTTGAAATTTAACTCGATCTTTAAATTCTATATCACCACTATCTTTTATATCTTCTATTTTAACTCCCATAGCAAGTAATCTTTTTACTGCACCATCTATAACATATTCATATTGCCAATTATCGTTTTTGTAGTATCTTCGTTTATATGATTTACAAAAGAGAGGTTCTATTCCTGTTGTACTCTCTGCTATAATCCCTATGGTTCCTGTTGGTGCTATTGCTCTCTTACCAATAGGAATACTCACATTTAATTCTTTCGCTCCTAAATAAGCAGCAGAATCGGACTCTTGTTCATATGTTCTTAACCATTTGTGAAGCTCCGGTGTTACTTCATAATCCATTTTTCTTGCCATAAGCCATTCGTGTATTCCACCCAAACCCAACCCTATTCTGTTATTCTTAATTCCAACTTCTCTTATTTTATCAGTCGGAAGATCTGAATATAATCCACCACACAATAAAAATTTTGTAGCATATTTAACTACTTTTGATAAAATATCTTTGTCTGGTATTCTATTAATCCATACGGTTCCGAGGTTGCAGCGGTCAGAGTCATCACAAGAGGTCACTTCACAACAAGCATTTCTTAAAGATTCGTTGTCCTTCAAAAAATTAAAACTAAAGCCTGGTTCTGCTGACATAAAAGCCTGTTTACAATTTTTATTCCAAATTTCTTTAGCAACATTATGATCTTTGTGTTTTTTATTTTCCATAGCTACAAAAAAATCTGTATCATATATGACACTAATATTAGTTCCTTCCATAGGTAAAGGAAAATTATTATCTTGATCTTTGGCTATATTATATAACTCGGATCTATTTTTTAAATTTAAAAATTCTATAATATCTGGATGATTCCAATTAAGACCACCCCAAATTGCACTTCTCCTCTCTCCTCCCATTCTAATATTTCTACCTGCTTCGTTTATCATGTGCATTAGCGATATAGGCCCACTAGACACACCTCCTGTACGTTTAATAGGAGTTCCTTTGGCTCTCAATTTAGAATAATCAACACCAATACCACCACCAGACATTAGACTGACAGTAACTTTTTGCATCAAATCTGCCCAATCTTCTCTTGTATCTTCTGCTCTAAAAGTAAAACAATTATTTACTTGATGAAAAGCTCTTCCTGCAGATGCTAAATATCTACCACCAGGAATAAAATATCGATTATAAATTATATTATAAATTTCCTCTTTATCATCATTATTCAAATATTGACCACAAACATTATCTACAACTCTGTGTGATAAATCTGACCATGTTTCTTGTTTATCTAAGCTATACCTATTAATAAAAGTATTATACGAAAATGGATTAGTAAAAACATCTAAACTATTCTTTGTCATGTTTCTTCTCTTTTCAATTGTTAAAGTTAAAATATCTGGAATCAAAAGCTGGAGATGTGGCAATTGTGCTTTTGACTTGGTGTTGATTCACTTCCAGATGTTATTATTTTTATTGGAGACTGCCACATCTCTCGCCAATTATTTATTATTTTCTAATTTATCATCTTGTCTGTTATTATTAAAAATTGCATCCCTTTACTGTTACAAAAATTACCCGCAGCATTCCATTTAGCCTGATTAACCATATAAGTAGAAGCCTCATTCATATATTTTTTTCTATTTTTTGCTGTTATTCTCTTTGGTTGAACTGGTGGCCGAGTTTCTTTTTCTGGTTTAACTTCAATCAAAACTCTTTTAACTACTCCATCTTTTCCTATAATTTCAGCCCAAAAATCTAAAATATATCTATGCCATTCTAACCCATATTCCCCATTATCTTTTACTACAGGTTTGGGGTACGGTAAAGAAATGTTCTCATATCCCCACCTCACTATATTAGAATTGTTGTCCATATAAAAACACAACCGGGCTTCTAAATTGCTTCGATAACTTGGATTACTTTTGCCAACATATTTAGAAACATTGACAACTTGATATATTCCTTTTTTACCTGCCATTATTTCAATCCTTTCACAACATCGCCAAACATATTCCAACTTTCCATTACCTTAGCCAAACGATGCTTAACAAAAAAGTTCATCAATTTACTTCTATCAATATCAACCTTTTCAAAACTATTATAAACTTCCATGATCTTTTCTTTTAAATCATTAGGAATATTCTTAAAGTCTATTAAAATTTTGTTGCGCTCATAATTCTTTTTAATCTGTTCTGAACTATTTAACAATTCATCTAACCCTTCATACATCAATTTAAGAGCAGTTACCGGGCCTACTTTGGGTTTAATGTTTGGAATATCATCATTTGTATCACCTGTTATAAATTTAATCTCTAACTCTCTCTGTGGATTTAATACTTCTTTAAACTTCTTAGATATTGGATCGTATTGCTTAACATTGCTCTTTATACATTGGTGAAAATCTCTATCGGAACTAATAATAACCAACTCATTAAAATTATCACTATTACAGATGTGGCCTATAATATCATCGCTCTCACACCTATCAATCTTCAAAGTTATAATAGAGGTAAAAGTCTTTTTGAAATCTTCTAATAGTTTTTCAAAGATTGGATAGAACCGTTCAAAGTTTATTTTAGATTTATTTTTCTTTGATGCTCTTGATGATTTATAAAGAGGATATACTTCTTTTCGCCAACTCGATGAATCTATAGCAAATATTACACGATCAGGAGAAAATTCTTTGATTGTTGAAAATAGATTGTTAATAAAATAACTCTTCCATAATACAAAATCAAAGTTATCATCAGGACTATTTGATATTGTAGTATGAAGAAGTCTATGAGCCAAATGGGATGAGTCTATTAGTAAAATTTTCATGTATTAAAGATAGTATTTTATTTTAAGAATGTCAAGTTAATTATCGAGCTTACTTAAAAAATCTCTCACCAAAATGTTTTCAGGATTGCTTTTAGATGTTGCATTAAAAACTTCTATTTGTTTCTCACTCAAATCGCTCAACTTTACCAATCCTCGCCTAATTCTAAGTTCTGTCAAGAGAAGTTTAGCAATATAAAAAGCATCAACCAAGTCTTCTTTAGGATTATTAGACGGAAGATCGCCAAACAATTCTTTATATTCTGATCTATTAAACTCTTCTAACATTGCCTCTTTGTTTGCCGTTCCTTTACCTGTCGAGAATTTCTTTATAAGTGTCGGCTCATATGTTCTCAATTTAGCACCAGAATCGTAAATAGCTGACTTAATAGAAAAAGTTGCCTCTGCTATATTAAAAACTTTTCCCTTGGCACAAAAAGCATAAGACTCTAACCCGACAATATCATCTTTATCTAATTTCATAAAGTCTAAAATATTATCACGAAACCAATAAATCTTCTCTATGTAATTATTAAACTGCTTCTTGTTATAGTAAATGATATTATTCTTATCTATTTCTGCAGTCTTCTTAACATCAGAAAATCCTAAATAAGAAATATCAGTTTCGTTAAGATCACTATCAATATGTATTCTAACGACAGCGGGAGAATTAACAGAATAATCAATACCAAATATTTTCAAACTAAGCCTCCAGATCAAGTTTACGATAGATGCTGTTTATGAAATATTTATCAAGCTCGCCAAACGTAAACTTTTTATCTCTCTTTAAAAGTATCATTGCTTCATTCATATCCATTTTTGATTTAAACTTAGGCAACCCGAAATCTTTTATAAATTCTTTCCAAACAAAAACCCATTCACCACGCTCTAATAACTTTGTGGCAATCTCTCTACCCTTTTTATCACTATCCATCACGTAATATCTTTTAGGAATAACTTTTAAACTATCATCAAACGCTCTACCAGCCCCAGAGATAGCTATAGAATTTTCAACCATCAAACTATCGATCACACCTTCAAAGATCATTACAGGACGGCTTAAATCGACAAAATCTAGGCCATATATATTATTTCTATTTCCTTTTCTAAATATATACTTATTATGGCAATTTTTTTCCAATGATCTAGCTTGCCAATTGTATATTTTTTTATCTTTATCGTAGTATGGAATTATTAGCCTATTTATAAAAGTTCCACCCATCGCAACAAACCACTTACTATAAACTTCTTCTGGTATCAATCTATCTCTGCAATATTTTAAAGCAATATCAAATTTACCGCCTATTCCATTTTTGATAGGTATAAAATATTTGACATCCGATTTCTCATCATAAAAATCTTCAACTTCTTTTAATGGCGGTCTAATAGGTTGTTGTTTTTTTGTAGCAGTCATTATGGTAGCTATGTATTCTCTAAAAAACATAGGAAAATATTCTTTTAACCAATTTACAACAGTTGTGGATGTATTACAATTGTGGCAATAGAAAACATAAGGATCTTTTTTTGTTAATATATATGCTCTTTTTTTTCTTTTGTCTGTATCCGAATCTCCACAAACATTACACTTAAAATTATAATAAGTTCCTGTTTTCCTATATTTACCACCAAAATAGGAGTTTAATATAAGTTCTATTTGTTGGTCAAGCATCTGCGAATTTTGTTGAAGCATTTTATCTTTCTTAAAAACAAGGAGCCAACTATTGTCAACCCCTTGTTAAAAATGGACGGGTTTATTTGGCAATCTCTCTGGCGAGAACCCGTGACAACCGCCAGTTCATTTGGGAGCTACCCAACCCTTTTTATTCATCCTTAATCTGAGCAAAAACATCTTCCACATCCTCTACAATGTCATCTTCTGCTACGTCTGTGTTTGACTCCTCTTGCTGCTCAGGATCGACCCTACGAGCTTCCTGTGACTTCGTGGTAATGTTTCCGATAGCAATATCAAACCTTTCTTTCATTTTAGAATAGCTTGAAAACTTATCTGGGTTATAAAAGTCTTTAATAGAATAAAGTTTTGCTATGATACTCTCAATCAAATCGTCATCACCAATTGCAGTGGGCGTATCTTTGAATGTTGCAGAGTCATAATTATTGTCAAACTTTCCTTTTTCTGTTTCAATCTTTTTAATAGACAGACGAAAATCAAGACCTTCGTACCAATCCCAAACATTTACAGGATCGAGTGTAGAACCTTCTGGTGGTGTAAAGCGTTCCATAATTTTGTCATGAATCTTTTTACCATAACGATAGAGAAACACTTTGCCATTGTTTTCAGGATGAAGTGGATCTTTTACGATATAGATATTGCTGTAATAACTAAGTTTACGTTTACGCTGCTGTTCTGTTTTTGAATAACCTTCCCAATGTTCGCCATTATATTCACAAACAGGACATTTAATATCGTTGTCTGATGTTTTAATAGACGTTGGACAATTTTCAATAAACCATTTCCCTTTAGAATTTTTGAAAGAATGATTATATTGTTTAGCATAAGGAATATCAGTATCTTTTGACGGCAGAAAACGAATGATTGTTTCTGATGTTCCTTTGTCATTAAAATCTGGGGTAAACAATCGAACATCTTTAAAGTCTTTTTTTGAATCCTGCTCGGTAATAGCTTTCTTCTTACTGTTCCAATCGATAGCAAACTTCTTACTCATGATAATTCTCCTTGTAAAAGTTTAGTTGTTAGTTGTAAAGCTCTGATAAATTGTTTGTATTTTTTATTGCATGATATTAAGATATGATTTTTTTCTACACTTGTCAAGAACTTATTTGAGTATTTTAAAATAAGACAAACGGAAATCAAATCTTTTCTAAACAGTTCAAACATTAAACTCTGACCATTCTCCCTAATACAAAACATATCATCAAGTTTTATATTATTCTCTTCTAAAACAGAGTCGATTATTCTTTGATCTTCCTCTGTTCTTTTTACGCTAAATTCTCTTAACTCCTTTCTTACTTCTTTATTGTTTATTTTGTAAAGGCTACTACTTCCTTTCTTTAAACAAACTACACACAAATAAAATATAAACTGCTTCTCTGTGTATAAATTGTTCTCTAGGTCATTCCAAAATCTTCCTATAAATGTATCAAAAACTTTAACGCCTCTTCTGTTCCAATAAAAGACATTCTGCTTTATTGATATTAAATCGCTACCTTTACAATAATCAAAAATGTTAAAAATTACAGTATACATATCATTCTTAGTCATTAATCCATATCTCCAAAGCTACCTACATCGTCCCCCCTATTATAAAGATCCTTAACTTCTTCTCTCAACATACTTAAAGTCTTATCATCAAACAGCGACAAGATTTTATTATAGTCCGAAAATACCTCAGCCAGATAAATAATCATGTCAAATAATTTAATACCTTCTTCTTTGTTAATCTTTTGAATGACATTATTAAACTCTTCCTTATCTATTTTATCTGTTTTAGTACCTTCGAGAATATCAAAAATGATTTTATACTCATACCCACTACTTTCTAAAATATTCAAGAATCTTTTTTGATCTATTTTTTCTATCATTATTACTCCCAATTAGAGGATTTCTTTTTAGCTACAGCATCATCTTTTTTTAGACTATTTTTAACTACTTCGGATGCTGCTACTGTCGGCATTGTTTGTTCTTTGTTTGCTTCTGGATCTTCTGTAACTCGCATCTTATAATAATCAACATCGACAATTACTTTTCTATTTTTTGTACCGTCACGATTTTTAAGAATAAACCATATAAATTTCGCCATCCTTTTAAACTCTTCTGGCTGAGTGACACCTATCATCACATCGGTTGTTTGAGCAATACCTATACTTTGTGATGTATCTGTCATATTAATTTCAGCACTACCAATTGCACTTCTAATAGTTTGCACACCAGAAACAATAGGAATTTTATACTCAACAGCAAGTCCTCTAATGTTTTCTGATATTTTCTTCATTTCGGAAAAGCTATTATCATTTTTTGTTGTTCCTGTAGAGTTCATTATTTCAAGATAGTCAATAAAAATAATATCAGGCTCGAAGTTCTTTTTATTCTTAAGCTCTATCAGCAAATTTTTAATATGATTTATGTTTACTGTTTTTGGTGGATATTCTTTAATAATTAATTTAGATGATATACTTTTTTTAGATTGTTCGACACGCTCTACAAACTTTTCTTTTGATATATTTTTAAAGTCTCTAATATCAATATCAAGAAGGTTTGTAAATATGCGCTGTGAATATTTTTGCTCCGACATTTCAAGAGTTATTATCAACACCTTTTTATTATTCATAAGACAATTTGTAGCCAACGATGCCATGATTAAACTTTTTCCAAGATTAGTCTCTGCCAAAAACAAGCTCAAAGTCTTCTCATGAAACCCACCTGCCAATATTTCATCTAATGTTGGTATGCCTGTAGAAATAATATTATCTTTGTTTACCAACTTATCATAAATAGTTGCGGCATCTTCAAGTAGGTCTGTACCAATAACCGTATCAAAATTAAATCCAAGATACTCAGAAATATTGCCGACATAATCTGAAATTTTACCTAACTTATTTTCAGCCAGAGCCAAAGCAATATCGACATTACTATTATGAATCAACTTGCTCTTAAAAAACTCTTCTAACTTCTCAAATAGAAAATCTCGGTCATACTCTTCGGAATCAACTTTAAGAATTATTTCAGAAAAGTTATCTTGATCTTCTTTAGTTAGTTGCATCTTAAATTCAGAAATAGAAGGAAATTTATTATATTGATCTACGAATTTAAGAAGTTTTTGTATAATCTCTTGATGTTCAGTTGTATCAAAAATCTTATCCGTTAAGTATGGTTGAATCTTTTTTCTTATAACCTCATTAGTAAATAACAACTTTATAAATAATCTTTCAAACTCGTATAGATTCATTATTACCCTTTGTTAGTTGTTAATTAAAGATAGCATTTTATTTCATACTTGTCAAGAACTTTTATTCAACATCACCATTTTGTTGCATCTTTAAATCTTCATAATCGGCCAATAGCGTTCTTCTAATTTCTGCAGCACATTCTGAAAGTTCTCCTATATAATTTTTGTAATTGTTATATGAAGGAGAAACAGAATTTTTGCAAAGTTTAAAGAGAATATAATTAAGATCACCGTTTGCCACAACTTTAGCTTCCATCATATCATGTACTATTTGATCTAATATTGGTCGTTTAGATTGTTCAATATACGGCATTAAACTTTCTCCTCTTCTAATTGTTTTATTTTACGTTCGAGATAAAACTTGGCTTTCTTTAAGTCTTGTACCGGAACTCCTTTGTATTTATAACGAGCAATATATTTACCAACTTGCCAAATAAGAGGATCATCATTAAACCAATCCTGCAGAACATCTATTACTTCGTACTTACCTTTTGTATAATGTGATGGATGGTTTACTGGATCATTATTATCTTTTTGTGATGGGTTTAACGTAGGTTTTAACATTGATTCATATCCAATTTTTGTTCTAAAACCAATACATTTTTTAGCGCACAATGTAATCTTAGAGTCATAATGATCGCAACTAACCATCGAACAATTATCTCCACCTAATATCTGAGCATATTGAATTGTACAGGGATCTATAGAAAATCCATAAGTTTCGGCATCTTTAATATCTTTTTCGTTACTCATTCTTATCTCCTTTTACTTTGCTTAAATGATAATCACAATCTCTGCATAACTTATCAACTAACTCTTGTACAGTAAGTTTTGTTTCTTCTTTTTTGATTGGTCTACTTTGCCTATCAAAATTACCAAAAATACTTTCAAACCCTTCTGGAAAATCGCTCATAATTTATCTACCGCCTTTGTGAATAATGTTTTAGAATGATGTTTAATTTCAAGCCACCACTCTTTAAAATCTTGACTATTATAATGATCCACCAATAAAAAACAACAAGCCCCCAAAAATACACCAAGACTAAATACCAATAACATCAAATAAATAATTCCATTTTCCATTAATAATTCGCTCCGTTTATGCTTTTAAAATATATGTTAAGAATTTTATTGTCGAGTAATTCCTTTGTTGTTGAAACTATAATAGATGACATAGTTTTTATAAATGGGTGAGAAATATATACAGGATTGTTTGTGATTGTTATGATAGGTTTCTGAAGTTGCCAAGCCATAGCAATTTCCATAATAGTTCCATATGGTTCCCGCTTACATCCGAAATTATCAAGGTTAGCCAAAAGTAAATCAGACCGTTGAATAGATAGAAGGTCTTTACTTACTATAGCCGTTGAAGGTAAAACAAAATCAGAGCTATTATCAAAAACTTCACCAACAGTAGGATCGATAAAAGCTATGCCATATGACCCAATTCCTTTCCAATTTTCGTAATGACCTCTAATTTCTTTGCGCCAACTTTTGCATTGATCTATAACAGAAGGTTCAATAAATCCAGCCAAATAAACTTTTAAAATTGTATTAGGTAATGTTTGCATATTATATTTCATTCTTTTCTGTGATTATATCGTTTATTTTTCTTGCAAATGCTCTCTGATCTCTGCGTCTCTTATTATTCATTTCTCTACGAGTGAGATTATATTCTTTGTGACAATCTTTACATGTGTTTGATAGATTATCCACATTATTTGTTTTCATAAGAAACCTGCTATTATCTTTTTCTATTTTACATTTTATACATATTTTCATTTAATCGCTCTCCTCTGTGTTGTTAAGATGTTCAAAAAATTCAGCAACGTCCGGATTAACTCTAACATCTGATTGTTTTATTGGGTGTGAAAGGTGTATTCCTTCGATGGATCTGCAGCGACTTAAAGCTACATAAAGTTGACCATTTTCAAATATATTAGCCGTAAGATTTATATTAATTTTTGAAAATGTCATACCTTGTGATTTGTGTATTGTTTTAGCATAAGCAAGAGTTAAAGGATATTGTGTGTACGAAGCCACAACGGTTTTTTCTACTTCCAAATAATAATCCTTTGTTTCCTCGTTATATTTTCTAACTGTGGTATACTTATAAGAATCCCACTCTGCCTTATCAACATCAACAGCAATACCATTATCTAACATAACAATAATTTTTTTTGCATCAAGATAAGTAACCTCACCAACCGTTCCATTAACATATAAACTACCAGCATTCCTTGTAAACATAACTCTGGCACCAACCTTTAAAACCAAGTCTAAAGGAGCGGGGAGTCTATCATCTTTAAAAGGAAAATTACCAACTATTTCACCATGATAAACAAACTCTGCACTTTTAATCTTCTTTAGCTCTTTAATATTAATATCATCGGCAACCACATTAATAGGAGTAACCGTTATAGCTTGTTTATCTGCTGTGGTAACTCTTGTGTTTAAAATATCAATAGTTTTTTTAATATCTTTACCCGTTCTTATATTGGAAAGAAGATCAACAAAACCTTTATCTGTTTGTCTAAAAACTTCGGTAAGCTCTATAACAGTCATCTCAGAACTTCTTACACTTTCAGAAGCAAAGAAAAAAGGAGAATGATACTTCGCGTTCATATATTCTCTGTCTGATTGTTTAAGAATAGGAGAAAGCTGATATAAATCTCCGATCATTATTAAAGTAACTCCACCAAAAGGCAGATTATTTCTTTTGTTAACTTTCAAAGAGGCATCAATATTATCCATCATATCGGCTCTAATCATACTAACCTCGTCAATAATAAGATACTTCAAATGTTTCATCTTATTATTGCCACGATGCTCTAATATATCTGCCTTATTTAAAATACCAAAAGGAAATTGAAAGAAAGAATTAATCGTTTGACCACCAACATTAAGAGCGGCAACACCTGTAAAAGCAACTACAGGAATCTCCCCAAACTTATGCTTCAATATTGTTATTAGTGTCGATTTACCTGTTCCACCTGCTCCAGAAACAAATATAAGTTTATCACCGTTTTGAATAGCTTTAATAACTTGATTGTATTCGTCCGTTACTATAATATCAGAAATGCTATCAAAGTCTAACAAAGTATCTCCTATGTTGTGTTAAAATTAATTTACTCTTCTAATATAATTGATTGTTTTAAAGAAGTAAAGAAAATAATTATAAATCTTCATATTGTTCTGGAAACTTATTAATATGTTCTAATATATATTCCGATTTTAAATATATGTAAAAGTTATCCGGTATAATTTCTGGCATTTTATCTGATTTTTGTTTGTTTTCTATAGAGGTAAGAATTTGTTGATTACTAAAATTGAAACATAATATTTGTTGTTCTCTTGAGCTTATATTAGAAAATGCGGCACAAGGAATTATATGA